ACTTCTTTTGATATATCATTATGGAACTGTAGTTCATCCGAACGTATGTCCATATTAGGTATTTCCGAAATATCTATATTGTCTATATAAAAATCTACCCTATTTGTATGAAATTCAATTATTTCTAAGCTTGTATCTAGAAATTCCTGTACTTTCTCTGTTATCTCTGAACCTTTTACTTTTTTTAAAAATCTGCTTAAATGTTGTAACATCCCAGTTACAACATCATTTTGAAGTTTAAACTCGTTTTGTTTATACTTTATAGAATTTTTTAGTGCCTTATAATCTTCCTTATCTCTCTTTTTAGTTTTGTCAATAATTGGTACATTCGTATCCGACCAATCATTCTCTAGAATATATTTTTTATTTTTTAAGAAAAGTTTATTTTTACTCTCTATAAGTGCGATTGTTTGATCCAACATGCTATTTATCCTTAAATTTTATTATTTCATGTATGGGCAAATCTAAACTATAACATTCTGAATACCCATCAAAAAGTATTTTTACTTTATATTTGTACTTCTTATATTTTTTATGTAATTTTTCTTCTAGATCCCATATTTTATCTGCACTTCCATTATAAATAGATATTACTTCATAGTTATATGGCATATTAGTTTTAGTAAATCTTTCCTTCATGCTTCTAAAAGTTTTACCAATTTTATAAAATTCTTCGTCCTCTATAAAACACCTTATTAAGTATAAATAAGTGGTTCTGCCATTAGCTAAGTATATATACCCTTCTTTTGTATGATGATGTCTTCCTTTATATCCTGTGGTTTCATGTCTACATTTAAAACAAGTATATCCATCTAGATAACTGTTTGGATAAGCTTTAAATTTGAAATCATGTTTTTTACATCTTACCTCTAATTCTCTCCTACATCCAGTGTAAACAGTATCTGTATAATCGTGTAGATCTCCGTAAATTTCTTTAGCCTCTTTTATAAACTGTTCTGTAGGCTTCTTTCTTACTAAGCTGTAATTTTCTTCTGCACATTTTGGACACTTTTGACCACCTAGTCTATTAGACACAATTAAATTAAAATAATGGTCGTGTACAGTACATTTTAAATTTACATTTTTTGAGGCTGATATCTCATGTACTTTTGAGTAATCTGTTATGTCTCCAAATAATTTTGTAGATTCTTGTATAAATAATTCTTTATTATTGTACTTAGATTTTTCTAATTTACATTTCTTACATGCAGTATTACTTTTTAATATTTCAGTCGGTACTCTAAAAAATGATCCATGTTTTTTGCATATCAATTCAACTTCTGTCCTATTATTTTTATAGTTAACTCTAGAAGTATCAAAAATATCTCCATGTAATTCTATTAACTCCTTTATGAATTTATCATTTCCTTTTTTAGCAGATTCTTTTTGTCGCTCTCTTCCACACTTAGGGCATCCCATACCTTTTTTATGGTCTTTAATTAATTGTTGGAATGTAAAATCGTGCTTTTTACAATGAATGCTTATTTTTGACTTTGTATCAACAAAATCTTCTTCATCATACTCATAATTTTCTTCCCCATGTACTTCTAAGAAACTTTTTTTGACCTGCTCCCAACTTAATTTATTATGAGCAACTCTTTTAGTTTTAATCTCCATATATTTAAACATTAAACCTCCTAAGAATTTTGTACTTAGGAGGTTATTTTATCTATTCTTCTTTGGTTTGTTCTGCTTGTATTGCTTGCAAAACTATTTGTCTTATTTTATCTATTTCGTAGTTTTTAGTTAGAGTTTCTTTTCTCTGTTCTAGTCTTCCTTTTTCAACCTCTTTTGCCGAAAGTTTGTCATCAACTACAAAGAATAGTTTTGGCATTAGATATTCAAGACTTTCACATAATTCTGTTATTTCTTTAGGTAAAATCATTCCATCACCTACTTCTAAATAAGTTTTTACATTTAAATATAAGGAATAAAAAATGCTTTGTAAATCCTGCATGTAAATTTGCTCTTCTACTTGTAAGTCATATAAAGTTTTTAGAAAATCTTCTGGAATTACAATATCTTTTGTTTCCTTTTCCTTGTTTTCTTCGTAGACTTCTTTTACAGCTATCTGTCTTTTATCTTTGAATTCTAATTTTGTTTTTTCCAGAAATTCGTTATATAGTAAATACTCTTTGTGTTTAGCTATAATAAGGTCATAAAATTTATTCAAAGTTATTGCTTTTTAGTTGTCCATAATTCCCACTCTTCATCTGTCATTGTAGAATCTTTAAAATCTTTATTTAGTAATGACTCCACAGAACTATATAAATCTTCGTCTGGGATATCTCTTAGAAAATTTAATGATTTATTTTTTTCTGTTGCTGTTTTTTGAAAACATGTGAATAAAAGGTCTCCTAATCCTAATTCTGGATTCTTCTGACCTAATACTTGTATTGCTCTAAGAGCTTCTTGCTTGTAATTCATATACTATAGTGTTACTTGACCTTTAATGTTTATTACTGCTGATTTTGCTTCTTCTCCTTCTGTAAAATTTAAATACACATTTTTATTGAAAGGATTAGTTAAATGTGTGTGTTTGTAATTTAAATCAATTTCTATTGTATCTTTATTAATTACGTTTGGAGAACTTTCTGTGCAACTACAATCTGATTGTGAAGTCATGTTTTTTAAACTTTCTCCTTTAATTTGAACTGTTCTTGATGCTTTATCTCCTTTTTTTATTACGCCGAAATCTATTAGATATTTTTCCGCATTATTTTCTATTTCCTGTCCTGTTGTTTTATCTATTATTATCATATGTTTTTTGAAATTTTGTTCCTAATTCAACTCTTTTCCATTTACTCGGTTCTCCTATTTCTGGCATAGAACATTCACTTTCTCTAACTAAGGTTTTTCTATTTATTGGACAGAAACAGATTTTACAATATTCTTTGTTTAAATAAAATATTCTAAGTAACTCTTCTTTCCAATTCTTGGGATTATACCAGATAGAGTTTTGGTTACAATCGCTACAAATTTTCCTTCTTTCTTTACACCAATCTGTCTTACTATTTTTGTAAGCACTTACTCGAGAATTAATTATCATTCTCCAAGTTGATAATTTTAGAAATTTATTCATTATTTTTGAGTTTGAGCAGAAAATATTGGTGTTGAGTTATATGTTATTGCCCCTAAAGTTAAAAATGTTCCAGAGATAGAAACTGCATTTTGAAGTGCCAATCTCTCTACTTTAGTTGGATCAATAATTCCTCTTTTAATCAAATCTGTAAATTCTTGTGTTTGTAAATCTACACCATCTCCATAATATAATGAATTTTGAATATTATGAATATAGTCTTTTACTTGTTCTTCCATCCCTGCATTTTTAAGAATTTGATAGAATGGTGCTTCCAATGCCTTTACTAAAACTTCAATTCCTTTTCTCTCATCTTCGTTTCTAGTTTCAATATTAGCCGATTTAAGAGCATTTGATACTCTTAGGTAGGTTACACCTCCACCTGCTACAAAACCTTCCTCTAAACAAGCCTTAACTGCACATAATGCGTCTTCTACTCTATCTGTCTTCTCTCTCTTTTCAACAGTTGAATATCCTCCGACTTTTATCACTGCAACTCCTTTGGTAAGTTTAGAAAGTCTTTCTTTTACATACTCTACTTCTTTCTTACCTCCTGTGATATTTTTAATCTGTTCTTTAACTATTGAGGCTCTTTCTGAAATCTGTTCTTTCGTTCCTTTTCCGCCGATTAATACTGATTTATTAGCATCTGATACAACTTTATCAATGTGTCCTAGTCCTTCTAAAGTAACATCATCTAAACTCTCTCCTAAATCTTCACTGTATACTTTTGCCCCTATTAATGCAGCAATGTCTCTTAATGTTTCATTTTTTCTTCCCCCAAAACTTGGAGAACGGAGATTCATTAATTTAAATCCCTGATAACTGAATTCTAATATCTGTTTTTGTACGTGTCCTGATATGTTATCACAAATAACTAATAAACCTCCTAGTTCTCCCTTATCATTAGTTGATAAACGAATTGCCTCATTTAATTGATTTGTATCTTGTAAGTGTCCTTGATAAATTAACACGTTCATATCTTCAAAAGATGCTTCAAACTTTTCTCTGTTATTTATAAATTCAGGTGTAGCATAAGGTACATCTAATTCATATCCTTTTGCTACTTCAACAAAAGAGTGTAATTCCTCTGTTTCTTCTATCTTCACTGTTCCTGTTTTTCCTACTTTTCTGATTGCCTCGACAACTAGATTAGAGATTTCTTTGTCCCCATTAGTTGAAATGTTTGCAATATTTTTTAAAGTTTCAATGCTTGTAGACTTATTAGACAGTGTTTTTAAAAACTTCAAAGAAAAATCTAGCCCTAAGTCTAATCCTCTCTTTAAAGATATTGCGTTAACTCCTGTATTTAATACTTCATCTGCTTCATTTACAATGGCTTGCGCTACTACTACACTGGTGCTACTACCGTCTCCTGCAACCTCATTTGTTTGATTTGAAACTTGTTTTATTAAGGAAGCTCCTGCGTCAATAATAGGATCATTAGAGCTTACTTCTTTAGCTACGGATATTCCATCTTTTGTAATCACTGGTAAAAGAATGTCTCTTACGCACATTACATTCATTCCTTTTGCCCCTAAAGTTACTTTAACTGCATTTGCAACTAAATCAACTCCTTCTTTTAATAATTTTCTTGCTTCTTGTCCGTAGACTACTCTGTTTTCTGACATAAATTAATTTATTCCTTTTACTCTGTTATAATCTTTATTTTGTATATCTTCTACTGCTGCGAAAACTTCATAACTCTGTTTATACATCTTTCTGCAAACATCTGTTATCTCATATTTACTTTTAATAAACCTCTCAAATGAAAAGCTGTATGGTACTTTTTTATGAGCAGGTATTCCTGGATTTTCATCCGCAAATCTTTTTATCTGCTGTATTTGATCCATAGCCTGTACGTATTCATCTGATTCTACAGACATTAACTGTTTACTGTTTATTAGAAACTTTTCATTTTTATATAGGTGTCCTAAATATGGGAGTTCAATTGCAAATACTTCTGGATTTTTAGTTTCTTGCACAATGTATTCAAACATTATTTTAACTCCTTCCAAACACTGCTTGTAATCATATTTCAGTTTATGTTTTCTGAAAACTTCTTTTAAAATATCGTCTAAATAGCTTATTTGTGTTGGTGGATATTTATATCTTTTGTGTCGTTCTCCTTTTTTTAACATGTTATAATAATCAATTTACAATCTTCATCCATAACTTTCTTTCTTATTGTTTCTAGTTCTGGCGTTAATTTAAACTTTTGATAATTCTTTTCATCTCTAATTAAGTATCCTCGGTCTCTTAATTTTTTATTAATCGTGTGGAGGTGATTTTTAGTTAGAGGCTTTTCATTTCCATTTTTATCTGTTGTGGGGTTGTCTTCTAAAATCATTTCCAGAACTTCATCTGATATTCCTTTGTGTAAATAATACAGTAAAATAGGTTTGTGAGATGGTAGTAATCTTTTTTCTACAGGAAATGTTAATTCTGAATAAGATGTGATGAATTTCTCTAACCTGTCTATTTTATTTTTGGGAGTTATTTTAATGTTAAGTGCATTTAATGGACTCTTATATTTTAAGATTTCCGCCTCCAACATTTTAATTTTATTCTCTAATTCCTCCATATTATAACATTTATATGCAAATATAAAAATTATTTTCCACATATTAATATGTCTTAACTTAACTTTAACTTATAAAATGATTTTAATTATTATATATGCGTAAAATAATAATTAATTTTTACATTTCAAGTTTTATTTTTATATTTGTGACAAATTAATAAAACCGACAATAATGCTTATTTACGAAGAATTTTACAATAGAATTTGGAACCACTACATCAACTTTACGGATGTTTCATTTGAATACAGAGAACAGAATATTGAATTTATAAAAGCTGTTACTTTCGCTATGTTTCGAAAGTATGAGTCTAAGAATGTTAGTGAATCTGTTTATGCAGAATCATTGAAGCTGTTCTTTTATAACTTATTTTTGTTTCGCCCCGAAGTTTTTGATGCTGGGGAAGAAAAAAACTTTAATAGTAATTAATTTGCACAGTAAATATAAATAAACTATATTTGCATATATAAATTAGTAAAATCGTTCGGGACGTATTTTGAGGGTTTGAGCTTAAAAAGCTTTTTATAAATCATCAATATTTTATGCTAATAATTACAAAACTTAAAATAAAATAATATTTTCATTAGATGTAGAAAGCTAATAGAGTATTTGAACAATATAAATAATAATCCTTTTCAAACATTAAAAACAGCCTTTCTACATTACGCTGTTTGTTTGAGGGGATTTTTGCGTTTTTAAAGGGTTCGTATTTTCCAAAACCCGCACAGTAAGATATAATATATAAAATAATAATTAATGAAGTTATATAGTAATATATATATAGATAGTATAATAGATAATATAGTTAATAATGATAATTTTGAGAAGAATTTTAAATATCATTACCTATTCATAATTTCATATATTAGAATGTATGGATTTAAAGATCGTAGATTTACAAATGAGATGTTTATTCCTGTAAATATGAAAACTTTGCGGAAACTTATTAGTTACGATTACGCCCACATATTTATAAAAAACTTACTAGATCATGGACTAATAGAAACTGATAATTTTTTTGAAAAACATGTCAAATCTAGAGGATATCGACTAAGTTCTAAATGTTATATGAATAAATATTATTTAGTTGAAAACAAAGATTTAAAACTTGAGAATAAAGTTAGAAAAACTTATGCTAATTTAAAGCTGAAGATAACTGAAAAGCAAGACGCATATGGATATGTTACAACATGCATGGAAAATGTAAATATTGATAAAAAGACGGCATTTAAATATATACAAGATAATGAAAATAATCCTGATGAGATAGAAAATTATGAATTAGTTACAGAAAATTTTGAGGATAAGTTTGCAATTGTAGATAAGACATCTAATAGGCTTCATAATAATTTAACCAACCTATACTCCCCATTAAGACAATTCTTGACTTACAATGGAGAAAACATAGTACAATGCGATATTAGAAACAGTCAGCTGGTATTTCTGTATGTAATGCTAAAGAATTATCATATTCCAGAAAAAGAATTAAGATATTTTGGAGAAGTTGTGTGTAAAATTGGATTTTATGAGTTTTTTGCCGAAAAATTAGGTAAAAAATTAACAGAAGAAAATAGAAAAGAGTTTAAAACTTTTATTTTTAGAGATATTTTATTTGGAGAAAGTAAATTAAAATTAAACGAGATAGAGATAATATTTAAAAAGATATTCCCCTCCATATTTCATGTAATGAGAAGTATAAAAATGGAAAGCCAAAAAGCATTACCAGTGATGTTACAAAAAGCAGAGAGTGAATTTATTTTTAAATGTGTTGAAAAAATAGGAACCAAAATACCCTTACTAACTATACATGACTCTATAGGCACGACCTCTGGAAATGAAAATATAATAAAAAAAGCAATAGAGCAAGAATTTTTAGAAAATTATGGACTTACTCCAAAAATAAGAGTAGAAAAGTTTGCAAAATAATAAAATTATTATTATATTTGCCTAATACAAAGCAATATGGAAGAAAAGACAGACTTAGATAATGATTGGCTAGACAGTTTAAACTTATGTTTATATATTTCCAAAACATTAGAATACACAGAGCTATATAATGAATTACAAATTTTAGCAACAAAATACTTTTCTTTTAATTTGGAAATAAAAGATTGGGAGAGGTTAGAAGAAATAGAAAAAGAATTGATAAGTTAAAAGTATGGGACTAGATATAGGAATTATAGAACATAAGGGATTTAATGATAAAGGGTATTTGATTACTGAATCACCCGCAATAAAAAATTGGAATTCAGATAGAGTGTATATTATGAAACATTTTTTAAAAAATATGACTTATGATGTTTTAAAAGCAAATGTAGAATGGGATTTTGAAGAATATTACAGACCAAATAATTTTGAAGAGGCTTATAAGTATATGGAAACACTAAACGAAGCTGATAAAGAATATGTTAAAAATATTTTAGAAATTTTACAAACTAACGATAATTATTATTTAGAATACTGTCATTAAATATGGAAAACACAAAACAAGATTGGAAAGTTTATAAAGAGATACTTATTAAATTTCAATATACAGAAGAACAAATAGAATCTGTATTTAATGTTAGAGAGAAACTTGATTTATGCCCTTATGAACAATTTAGGGAATTATTTTTGCAAGGGGTGATACAAAGAATTGCTAAAATCAAGAAGCCCAGAAACTACTATGTAAATGAGTCTGGGGAGTTCTTATATTTAAATCACAGAAATCACAGATACGAAATAGCAGGGAAGTTTAAAAATGAAGAATAAGCCTTATAATCATCCATTTTTTAAAGATAGAACTGGACAAAAATATATAACTACAGAGAATTACATAGCTACAGTTATTAAGTATATCAATAAAAATAATTGTACAATTCAACTCAATGATTGGAATAATACAATCCTATATAGTAGAACTATAAGGGAATTAAAGACAGGTAAAATTAAAAATCCTTATCATCGTTCAGTTTATAGCATCGGTTACTTAGGTGAAGGTATAAGAGATAAAGCTATGGAACTTAAATGGAGATCTATGTTTGTCAGATCCTATAGTGAAAGTTATCATGAAAATCAACCCTCATATAAAGACTGTTCAGTAGACCCAAGATGGCATTGTTTTCAGGATTTTGCAAAATGGTATATTGAAAAATTTAAATCTCATATGAATAGTACTTGGGAACTTGATAAGGATTTATTGTTAAAAGGCAATAGAAATTATTCTTCTGAGACGTGTTGCTTTCTTCCAAAAGCTATAAATAATGTTTTAATGGTAAAATCAAGTTGCAGAGGTAAATATCCTATTGGAGTTGTATATCATAATAAAAATAAATGTTTTATGGCTCAATTACATAAAAAGTCTAAAAATAAAAGTTTTAGTCCATACAAAACCCCCGAAGAAGCTTTTTATAAATATAAAATTGAGAAAGAGCGCTACATTAAAGAAATTGCAGATGAGTGGAAAGAACTTATTGATTATGAAGCGTACCAAGCATTAATTAAATACCAAGTAGAAATAACAGATTAAAAATGAAAACTAAAATACAAGAATTAATAGACCAACATACATTTGCAAAACAAGAGCTTAATGGGATGTTAGAAGAACTATCTCAGATAGATGATAGTAAGTTATCAGAATCAGATATACGTCAGTTAGATTGCTCAAAATTAGCTTTAGTAAGTGAGTATGATTTGAGACTTATATTTATTAATCAATTAGAAGATTTATTATAAACTTTTTTCGCGGAAAACAAATAAAAACATAAATTATGAGCATAAAATATAATAAAGACGGAATAGAAATTAACGGAGAATTCTTATCTCTTAAAACAATTACAGAAAAGTGTAACAATATCGCTATAAAAGAAAAGGATTTAGTTTTATTTATTATGTGTTGGGATGGTCGCGGAGGAGATGTAACAGAAAGAAGAGTATTACCTATTGAAAATGCATTAAAATTACAAGAAATTCTTTTAGGGAGAGAAGTTTATTTTGGAGAAATTTGGGGTAAACATTCAGAAGTTTTTGGTGATATTTGCAAAGATACTTTTGAAATAGACCGAGATAAAAAGAATGTAAAAAAGTTTTTAGCTAAGTATCCTAATGGAGTTAACTACAATTACAGTTTTATAGACACGTTTACTAATAACATAATGGAAAGAATAGATGATGACCCAGACTCACTAGAAGAAGATGAAAATGAAGAATTAGTTGATAAAATTTACGCTTTAATAAAATAAATATGAAACACGTAAACGAGATAAAATTTGAGGGTGATACTCCTTGGATAAAAGCTATGAATAAAGCTAACGAATACTGGACAAAATACAATAACGCACAAACTGAAAAAGAAAAGGATGAATATTTTTTCAAATGGACAGATATGCGGTTTGAAATAGAATCAGGAGTACACGGAAATAACTCACCACAAGGCGGAGGAATTGTAGTTTAATTATGAAAGCACTTAAATTTATTTTAGACATATTTAATCCGCCAACTATTGAAGAGCAAAGAGAGGATTATATAAGTAAAAATGGTTATCCAGAACAAACAGTATTTTTTGCAGATTCTAGAGGTAGGTTAGGAAGCATAATAGGTAAACAAACTCTTAGAAAATTTATAGAATCTGATTTTGCAAAACAATGTTCAAAAGACATTAAAGAAAAAGGATATTTCAAACCGAGTGACTACGGATACCCAATAGGATAATTATGGAAGAAATAGTAAAAAATTTAGAATTATACAATTCGGAATATAAACTAGAAGAACATCAATATCTTTTAAAAGTAAGAAAAGATAGAGTAGGATTCTTAACTAAGTTAACACTTAAAAACGAACTTCCAATAGCTTTTAAAAATTGGACAAAAGGATATCATGATAAAAGTTGTAGCCTACCTATCTATGTTTTCGATAATTTTAGATATAGTGGGTGGAAATTAGTAGAATGGCGTTTTGGAATGAGTCAAAATTGGGCGAAAGTTAAACATCCAGCAGGATTTGTAGTAGAAGTTCAGTTACATAATTTATTAGAAACCTTGTTAAACACAACTATGATTGAAGGACAAATAGAAGGAGAATATAGATGGGATAAATATAAAGGTTTAATTGATTACTAATTTTGGCGGATAAAAAAGAAACAGCAGGAAATGATTTAGACATTCTACAAGAAATGCATGCTAAATTAAGAAAGTGTAAGTATTGGTATTATGAACTACACAATAGTCTAATATCTGATTACGAATTTGACATGTTAGAAAAGAAATATGACAGGCTTTGTGATGATCTAGGTATACATTTAAAATTAAGAGTTAGTGAGTCTGTAGGATTTAGTTTTAGGATACCTATGGATTTAAGAAATTATATCTATAATAATGATTTAAAATGAAGGAAGAAAAATTGTTAGTGAAGTCATTTAAAGATGGTTCTCTAAATTGGTGGTGCTCGTTAAAACACTTTACCATATTAAATGGAGAACTAATTTGTGCCGCAGGAGGAGAACCAACAGATGAAGAGATAAATCATATGAAAAAGTACTTAAAAACTAAAAAGTTGTTATGAAATTTGAACTAAATGCTATAGAAATAGGGAATGTGAATTCAATTATTGCATCTATTAATATACTTCATAAAACTCCTCAAGATTTAATAATAACTTATTGTTTTTGTAGTGGAGGCATAGGTGTTAAAAAAGAAGTAACAGTCAAAAATGATACATTTGAGTACAAAAAAGATGTTACAGACTATTATAGTTGGTAATTTCCGCGAAAAAAGATTTAAAAAACAGTTGTTTATCTCAAATAAAATAACTACATTTACATAATGAAAGGAAGAATAGATTTTAAAACTAAAGAATACGACAAATTAACTATTTCTGATTTAAAAAGGGTAGCAGATTATTGGTTGAGACAATTTTTATTAAAAAGAGAAGGTAATCATAATTATCTTCATTGCCCTCTAAAAAATAGAAGTTATACTTCAAACAATATGGAGTGTGCTCACTACATAGATAGAGGAATTATGAATACGCGCTACGATTTAACAAATGTGCATTTAGTTTCAAAGCAGTCTAATTCGTTTGATGCTCAAGTTCAAGTGGAAGGATATAAATCACTTCACCATAAAGATTTTGAAAATTTTTTAGGTGAAAGGCTTGTTGAGGATTTGCGCGAAAGAAGTAAAATAATAAAAGTATTTCAACGAGAAGACTATATAGGAGTAATAGAAAAATTTAGAGGTAATGAGTGATACACATCCATTTTATAAACTATCAGAGTTAATTAGTCAATATAATACTGACAGGAATTTACTAGATATAAAGCAATTACAGGATTTAAGAGAAAATATCTCTTTAACTTTATTTTATCTGAGTGATGATGCGGCAAAGGCAATAGCTAATTTTGATGCAAAGGAATATGAAAGACGTAGATTTTATGCTAACAGAGAAGAGTATTACAGAAATGATGTAGATGAAAGAACAGGTAAAAATTTCAATGTAGCAGATTCAGAGAGGAAAGCAAGGTTAGATGCTAAACAGATAGATGAAGAAACAGTTACTTCACTAAGACAAAAAGAAAGAGTACGAATTATATTAAATGCAACAAATCAAATTCTAAATTCAATTTCAGGGAGAATTTCACAATTAAGTAAATAATTTAAAAATAAAAAATGGCAAAAAAAGATTTAGAAAAAGCATTTGATAAAGTAGAATTTTTATATGCTCGTGGAGCAATAGTTAATTTGGATAAAAATCCAAGATATCCTGATAAAGTACTATCTAACAGACCTTCCATTGATTACGTTACTGATGGGGGTTTTCCAAAAGGGAGGTTAATATTAATTGCTGGGGAGCCAAGTGCGGGAAAAAGTTCTTTAACCATACAAATTGCTGAAGAATTAGGTAAGAAAATTCTGTACGCAGATACGGAAGCGACACTTACAACCGATTACATTTTAAGCCTTGGGGCAACACCATCAAAATTTGACCATTTTATTCCAGAAACGACGGAAACAATGTGTGATATAATCAGACAACAAATACCTAATTATGATGTAATAATTGTAGACTCAATTAATAACTCTGCTAGTGGAGAGCAATTACAAAAAACAGCAGGGGAAAGGACGATGGCTAACCGTGCCTTAGTAATGTCTTCACAATTACCAATTTTGATAGGGTTAGCTAATCAATATAATACAACACTGATTATTTTGTCACAAGTTAGAGATAATATGGATAAAGCTAATAAGTATAGTCCAGATACAGTTGTTCCTGGTGGTAGAAGCTTACATCATAATAGCTCATTAACTTTAGAACTTTTTAAATCTTCTAAAAAAGAAAAAGATGAAAAAGGAACTTTGGGGAATAAAGATAAAGTTGTTGACGGAAACATGGTTCGTATTAAGTGTACTAAAAATAAAGTTGGGAAAGTGAATAGAGAAGTTTCAGTTGAATTTACCTATGGAATGGGTTACACAATCGAAGCAGATATTGCATCAGCAGCCAAAAGGCTAGGAGTTTTAGAAATGGCAGGAAGTTGGGTAAAGTATAAAGGAACTTCTATTGTGCAAGGTATTGATAATATAGTCCCAATGTTATTCGATAATCCTGATTTATTAGATGAGTTGAAGAAAGAGGTAGAAGAGAAAATGAAAGCAAAAGAAGATTAAATGAAAGACACAATCCAAGAAATACAGAAATTAACTTCAAGTCTAGGAGAATTACCTGACTATTATTCTGACATAGTAATTGATTTATTTGATAGTATATCTCAACAGATTAAATATGGAGAATTTTATGAAAAGATATCTTTATATGAAGTTGAAAATTTACTTTCAGTTTTTAACCCCGCGCTAAAAAAGGATATAGAAATACTAGAGCAGTTAAAAGAAAAATTAAATAGGTTAAATAAAATGAGTTTATGAAAAATATTTTACCATCTCATTACGAGATAACAGAAGGAGATAATTGGATTAGATGTAAATCTTTAGAGGGATTACGAACTAATAATGACTCAGATGATGATGAAGCTTGGTCTTATGTTTTTGGCGCGATAAAAAATAAATATAAAACCTTAAAAGAAGTTTACTTTAACACAAATGCTTACTATCAAGATTTTGTAATTTATATTTAAACAAGGATATGATAGAAGACTCAAAAGAAACAAGTATAGAAGTATTATATAACTATATTAATTCAGTAAAGGCTAAAAATACAAAATCAGACTATTTAACATGTATTGATTTTTTATACAATTTGATTATAAATAAAATTAAAAGTAAGAGGTACATAGCAGTAACAGAAGTAGAAACTAAGCCTCTATATGTTGAACCTATAAACTTTACACAATATGAGTTTGATAAAATAGCACAAGGATTAAGTCGTTATAATACATTTGATCCTACACCTAAGCCAGTATTACCTCAATATATGTCAATACCTATGTCAGAAGAGACTTTTAAATTTATAGAGTCTGTTTCTAATGTTTTTATCCCGATTTTCGGCGAAAAAGAATATAAAATAAACAACTTAAAGTTTAAAATGTATACAAAAGAAGAATACGAAAAACAATTTGGTAAATATGAGTGTATTTGAAAATAGAAAACAAGAACTTATGGATATAATTGACTTTTATTATTTTATAGAAGATTATGGACATATTTTTGGAGGAAAAAATGAAGAGTTGGATGCAGGGTTCATAGATATAAATAAAGGTATTGAATCAATTTATAAATTAGTTAATGATCACTATGGCAGATAAAAAAGAAAATATAAATTGGTTTTTTGAGGAAAAGGAAATAACTGAGATAACTCAAATGCCAAAAGATGTTTATGGTTTCTGTTATAAAATAGAAATACAATTAGAGGGTAAAACTTTTTATTATATTGGACAAAAAAAATTAATTTCCCAGCGAAAAAAGAAAATGTCCAAAAAAGAAATAGAAGCATTACCTAATAAGAAACTAAAAAAATGGTATTATGTTTTTGCAGAAATGAAGTGGCAAATTTATGTAGGTTCAAGTAAAGAATTACTGTCTTTAATAAAAGAACATGGACAAGACAAATTAAAATTAAAAAAAGAAATTTTACAATATGCTTATAGTGAAAATGAACTAAAGTATATAGAAGCTAGAGAAATTCTGTGTTCTAACTCTCTTTTATCAGATTACTATTTTAATGATGGCGTTAGCCTAAGACAAGTTGGTAAACCGAATTTCGCTAAAAATAAATAAAATGACATATTGGTACAATAAAGGGAATAATTCTATAAGTTTAAGATATCTTCCTCAACATTTTAAGTTAGTTAATTGCAGTACAAATGGAGCTGTAAAAGGAGTAGATTCATGTTTTGATTTTAATTTACATTTTTTAGGAGTGTTTTTCAGTTACACTAATTGGAATTATTCGCCGAAAAAGAAATAAAAACAGAAAATAATTAGGTCAATCCAAAAATAAAGTTTAAATTTACTATAATAAAAACATATAGGTATATGACAACTCAAAGAAAAATGGCGAAAAAGAAAGTTTCAGATTATGATGAATCAGTAAGTAGTAGGGATTGTGATAATTTTAAATTAGAACTACATGCTATGCAGAAACCAATCATAAATTTACATAAAGAAAATGATATGATTATTCTTCTTGCTCCCCCAGGTTCTGGAAAAGATTTTATGCAAATTTACAGAGCCATGCAAGGACTCATAAGTAAAGAATTTGAAGAAGTTATATTTATGAGAACGATTGTGGAGGCTACTTCAAGTAAGTTAGGTTTTTTGCCTGGTGATGAAAATTCGAAGCTAGAACCTTATTTAGAGATATTTTATGAGCAAATGAGATCTATGTTAAAACCTCATGTTTTTGAAAGAATTAAAAGTAAAGTGAGGTTTGAATACCCTGGATTTATACGCGGAAAAACATTTGGAGGAAATCATAAAGGAAATGTATGTGTAATTCTAAGTGAAGGACAAAACGCAGATTTAAAAGAATTAGTTACAATTGCAACTAGAATGTCAGAAGGGTCTAAACTATTTATTAACTCTGACCCTAATCAATCAGATATTGGAAATAGATCGGGAATAATGGATTTTATAAATATTGTAAAACACATAGATGGAGTAGCAGTTCAAGAATTAGATGAGTCATTTCAGATGAGAGGAAGACTAGTTAGAGAAATTGATAGTTCATATAGAAAATTTTTAAATAAAAAGTTGCAGAATTAAAATAAAAGAGTTATATTTGTATTGTCGGTGCACAAAGTGTGATGGACGTGGTAAGAGACTAAGTTCTTTTAAACGCAATACCGAAAGTTGCGCTCTTTACCTAGGGGGTAGAGTATATTTGTATATACTACATCGTTAACTTCCACCACTCGAGAGGTAACAAGTAAGAAGAAGTTTTAACATAGTGTGGAGTAAAGATCGCCTTATGACATGTAGTTTTAATTCTTAGAGAGATTTAGTTAAAAACACTTTTTGGCTTTTTGGTAATACGTGTGCTGTATCTTGGTAACAGGATTAAACCTTAAAACAACGTGTGATGTGGATGAGTGACCACAAATCTTTCTTTTTTAACTTTTTACGCGAAAATAATGAATAAAGAAACAATAAACAGATAATTTTAAAAATGAGACAAGACAAAGTTACTGTTAAGGCTTATTTACAAAATGAAATAACTAAAGAAGAGTTCGAAAGTAAAAATATTAAGTTACATAAAATTAAATAAATGAGATTAGAAGGAGAGTTCACTTACGAAGTTGATGGAGAAAAAGTAAAATCAGTAGATGAGTTTTACAAATTAACAAACAATAAAAATTATAATCTAGTTATAGATGGATTGAATATAATAACTACAAGTAAAAGTGAGCCATTCTTTTTAGACGAGGTTGTTTTTCATTCTTTTTCTCCGAAAACAAGTAAAAAACAAAATGAAAAGCTAGATTTAATCAGGGATACTATTCTTCAAAATAAAAGTTTACAGTTAGATCTTAATGACTTTCTTAATATCACTGGAGCAGATTCAGAAGAAGAATTAAAAGATATTCTAAATAAGCTAGAAAATAATAAATCAATAGCAAAAAAAGAATTAGAAAAAGCAACATATGAACTAAATTTTGACAAGGCTTATGATTTTAAACTTCCAGTGTCAGGAGTTATAAGTCACACAGGAGGTTCAGTTTTTGAAAAAATACAAGATTCTACTTTAGATGTCTATAACGCCATAACAGGTCATAGTACTAGACATAAAGCAAACCCTTCTACATTTTATGATTTATGTGCAGGAATATGTGAAAACAAGAATCTTATTAAATCCTCCAAAGAAAGTGAAGGTATTCAATCTAAAGATTTTCCAGAAGGTTTTGGATGGTATAATATGAAAAGAGGTAAAGTAATTGATTATTCAAAAAGTGGCGCGAAAGAAACTGAAAACAAAGTCGATTATTCAGAAATAGATTGGGATTTTATCGAACAACTCGCTAAAAGAATGTCTAAAAATAAAGATAAGTATATTGTTAATAACTGGAAAGCACCAACAGATTTAGATAAATTAAAACAAGCTTTATTAAGACATGTATTAGAAGTTCTAAAGGGAAATTATGCAGATGGAGAAGATGAACTAGGACACTTAGAAGCAATAGCTCTTAATGCCCAATTCTTAAATTATCAGATAAAAAATATAAAGTAAAAGTGCATGAAAAAACAATTTCTATTTTTAACAGAAGTAATTACAGTGTTAAATGAAAAGGGCGAGAAAAGATTAAATAAAAATTCCAGTCCTAAAAAATCATCTGAACCTGGGATGAGTTTAGAATGGTTTTTAGAAAATAATTTAAAACCACCTAAACATTTAGAAGATCAAGAGTCAGAAATTGATGAAGATGGTTTTATGACATTGAATGATGATGAACTAGAGTTTAAATTTCTTGATCTAATATTAGACTCTTCTGAGTTTTTAATGGCGACAAACGATGAAGAAGGGTTTGGAAGTACAGTTACTCTTAAAAATCTATTTACCATAAAAGTTGAAGAAGACATAGATGAAGTTTACGGACAAATACTTTACAATGAAAGAGGTTGGTTTGAAAGACTTAAAGATAATGTTAGAAGTTGGTATTATAATTTCCACCAAAAAAGAAATAAAACAGAAAATAATTAGGAATATCCAACAATAAGAATTACATTTGCATAACAAAAATAAGATAAATGAAAGTATTAAAAGAAATTTGGAAATTACTAGTTGAAATAGCTAAACTTATTGCATTTTTTATACCCACAGCGTGTATGATAATGTCACTAATTTACCTAAATAAGGGAGACGAATTAAAAAGCATATGGTACTTGGCTATGTCATTATGTTGGATGGTATCAGATATTAGACATAGGTTGTACAAAATTAAAAGAAAGAAGATTAAAGTAAAAGAATAAATATAAACACTAAATAAATTTAAAGATGGCAGCAAACACAGGCAGCAACAGTACAGGAAGGAAGATTTTTTACGGAGTTAGTTACGGTAAACTTCAAACTAGTGTAAAAGAAATACCTCAGGATTACACAGAAATTACAGAGGCAGATTTAAAGTCAAAAACACAAGCAGTAGAACAAATTGACTTAAGAAAAAAATACCTAGATAAAGGTAAAGGAGATTACCCCTATAAGATTTTTTATGACTCTATCACAGGTGTTATTTTATCTCAAGAGAAATTTGAAAATGATAACGGGACGAATCTTAATTTAACTATTTTAGATACAGATGGAGATACGAGTATTCTTCAAGTAAAATTCTATTCTAAGTATAATGAGAATCTACTAAATAGACTTTTAAATTCAGATACCTCTAAAGAGTTTACATTTTTCCCTTATGCAATTCCGAACTCAGCAGAATTTGATGGAAGTACTAAAAGTTTTTACACTCAAGGAGTATCTTTAAAAGTTGCGGGAACAAAAATTGAACCAAAACATAAAGATAAAAGTAAAGATGCTAAATCACCACTACCAGATACAGAGCAAGTAAAGGTTCAAGGTAAGATGTCAACAAGTAGAGATAATAGACTTGATTTCTTATACGGAGAATTTGTAAAACACTTTACGCCAGGAACAACAGCTACGTCTCCACAACCTAAAAAAGAAGAAGAAAAATACCAAGGTAAAAAGGAATTTACAGAACCATTAGGTAAAGAACACGAAGCCATAGATTTACCATTTTAACATAAAATTAACAAATAAATGCCCTCAGAAATGGGGGCTTAATAAATTAAAATAATGACACCAGAAAATTTAAACGTCCATAATTCAGGATTTAGAAAAGATACAAAATTAGAAATTACAGGAGAAGAGTATGCTATTTCAGCAGGAGCAATAGAACAGTTATTTAATGCAAATATTCAGTTAGTACGCCCTTTAAAGTACAGATATTATGATGAAAATGACGAGTTAGTTTTTTCTCCCTCACAAGAAGATTTAGAATCAGGAAAAGTGAAAAAGGAATTTGACCCTCTTGGTTTTATGAGTGCAAACAATCTAGTTGAAGCTTATGTGGGAGACCCTTCATTTGTTATTATGAAAGCTATGGAAAATAGATTTGCGATTCATGAAAGAGGGATTGAAGCAGGTAAAGCAGAACCTATTGAATTACTAATCGCCGAAATGAATAAATCAAAATTAGAAGTGGTAAATGAAGACTAAAGAAGATTTTCAAGCCTTGTATCTAAAACAGCAAATTGTAAGTGTCAAGAAAAGACTAGGTAAAGAATGTACTTTCCTGGCTTTCGAAACAGTAAAAGATAAATTGTTTTTCAAGGCTAAAATGAATAAAGATAGAGTTAGAATACAAATTTCGTGTGGTCTTCAAGAGATAGGAAATGTTGAGTTTGAAGACCTATTTAAAATTTTAAATACAAAAAGTTATGTCGGGAATAAAAACACATTATAATTTCTTTTTAGAAAGCGGAGACATATATGAGATGAATGAAAATGCAACTGGAGAGTGGGATACAGATAAAAAATGGTTCAGAGTATTATATAAATCAACACTTGAAGGCGTTAATAATATAGAAGTAGATTATGAAGAATAGGATATTTGGAGAATGGATTTTAGTAGAGAAAGAGCTAGTAAAACAAACTGCTCTTGATAAGACAGGAGAATTTAAAGGAGTTGTTAAGATTCTTGGCATAGGAGGAAATTTAAAAAATACTTCTCTAAAAGAGGGAGATAGAGTTAGAGTAGGTAGCAATCCTTCTGATATTAATGGAGAGAGTTATATCTCAGAACACCAGATTTTACGCTGGGAAGAGTAAAATATTTTAACCCACATGTAAAAATTGTGGGTTTTTTATTTGCACATGTTATTAATAAGTTGTAGCTTTACAGAAAATAATCTAAAACACTTAAGTATGAAAAAATTAATTGCTTATCCGTTGTCTTGGGGACTTTATTATATTGGAGATTTTATTTGCAATATTCCTGACTTTCCTTATCCTATTTATAGTCAAGTGATGTTGTGGTCTTTAGAAGTGCAAGAGTATGGAGAATTAGAGAGTCCTTGGAAATCAAATAAAACAAAATAGTTATGCAAGAAGTAATTCAAAAATATAGAGTTGTAATATTAATAGTAATTTGCTCAATAATATTTGCTTCCATAAAATCATGCGTGAATAGACAAGTAGATGAATTGAGAGGTAAAAACGAACAGCTAGAAGAACAAGTTAAAAAGGCTCAAGATGGAACAAAAGTCTTAGAAGAAAATAGAGTAAAACTTAAAGATTCAATTAAAGCTGAAAATGTTAAAAAAGAATTAGAATTAAAAAAACTTATGTCAAAAGTCTCTGCAAGTGAAGGCAATATAAAATACTTAGAGAAACAAGCTACTGCAAACAAGGACAAGATTAAAAATATGGACTTACAAGAAGTAGCTAAAACTCTAAATGAAACTTACAACAGTAAAGACGCTACAGCTTTATCAAGTTCTATTGATATTAAAAATTCAATGCCTTACAAAATCTTAGAGACAGTTGTAGATGCAAATACTGCGCAAGAAATAATTAAAGAAAAAGATGTTCAATTAGTTTCGAAAGACAGTATCATTAATATAAAAGATACTCAACTAAAAGATTCCTCTACTCTTCTCATATCTACAGAAAATAGTTTAAACTCATATAAGGAAGTTAGTGAACTTCAATCTGATTTAAATAAAAGTCTTGAAAAAGAAAATAGTAAAATAAGAACGAAAAGTACTTTGAATAAAATATTAATTCCTGTAGCAGCAGGTATTGGCATAATAATAGGAAATAAAGTTGCAAAAAACAAATGATACAATACATAGTTAACAGAGAAAAGAAAGAAATAGAGTTTTTATCGGGGGGATCTATTGAAGAACTTAAAGAGTTAACTGAGCTTTTTAAAGATTATACTTTTAAATTCTCCGAAAAAGAAAATACAAAAACAAGGATAACAGTAGGGGGTAAATTATGATAGAAACAGTTAGACAATTTGTAGTAGAACAATTACATGATAATGCTTTTTTTAAAGGCGGAGCAGCCATAGCAGTATTATCAGCAGTTGGTTTTTGGCTTAAATCCTTTTTCCCGTGGATTTGGGAAAGAATTAAAAGGCAGTTTTCATATACCATGCGCATAGAATCAAAAACAGAAATATATGAAATATTTAATTTGTGGCTCAGAGAAAATCATTCTGATAAATATAAAAAAGTACTACTGTCTGTTGAGTGTGAGAATAAATGGAATGTAGATGGGGAGCCAAAAAAATATTCTTTAAAAGAAAATAATTTCGAATCTAGTTTTTATTTTTGGCAGAATAAAACTCCAGTGTTTCTACACTCGTCTAGAGAGAAAATGGAAAATGCAAGTTATGTAGAAAATGCACACATAGACAACTACACACTTACCACATACTTTAACAGAAACACCTTAAAAAAATTAATACAAGATGTTTTATTAGATTATAATTCTAAGTTAAAAGAAAAGACTGTTAGTCATTTACTAGAATATGTGAATTTTGACGGTTGGGTTAAGACAAGTGATTTATCAGGTAAGACTTTTGATAAAATATTCAATCTAGAAAAAAATGAAATACTAGAAGATTTAAATCAGTTTTTTGATTCCAGAGAATTATATGAAAGAAGAGGCACTACATTTAAAAGAGGTTACTCATGTGAAGGATCTCCTGGAAATGGCAAAACGAGTACTGTAAATGCGATAGCTCAAAAACTTAAAAAAGATATTTACTCATTAAATCTCGCATCACTCACAGATGGGAACCAACTTAGAAAAGCCTTTCAAGGGGTTAAAGAAAATAGTTTCATTTTAATTGAAGATATAGACTGTATGGTTAATGGGAGAGAAAAATTAAATGAGAAGATTAATTTTAGTGAAGTATTGAATGTAATTGAAGGTGTATCAAATAAAGTTGGGATATGTATGTTCTTCACAACGAATCATCCTGAAAATCTAGACCCTGCTTTAATAAGAGCAGGTAGAATTGATAAACGAATTACATTTAAAAATCCGCGAAAAGAAGATGTAAAAGAAATGATTAAATTATTCTTTAACGAAGAAAGTGGAGAGTTTGAATACAATGAAGATAAAAGTGCTGCCGAATTACAAGAAATAATGATTCAATCAAAAACAGTGAGCGAAGTATTAGTAAGATTAGAAACTAAACAATTAGTATAGATGTATAAAACTTATTTTAATGATGAAATAACTCCAGAGTCTGCAAATGAATTAGTAGACAAGTTACATTCTCAAGAAGGAGAAATAGAGCTATGGTTTTCAACTTGTGGTGGTGACTCAGCAGCTATGGATTTTATAATATCCTATTTAAATTCTAGAAAAGAGGAATTAGGAGTGGTTTTGACAGAAAGAGTTTGTTCAGCAGGTACACAATTATTTTTAGATTTTAAGGGAGAAATTAAAATTGCAGAAATAGATTATATATTATTTCATTATTCAGACAGAGACTTACCTAGTAAAAACATAGGAAAAATAAATGTAAACGTCTTAAGAAAACAAGATAAACAAGAGAATAAAATTTTCGCCAAAAAACTTAAAAAGAAAAAACTATTAACTGCCAAACAAATGAAACAGTTTAAAAAAGGTGAAGACATAGTAATCTATAAAAAACAAATAATGAGTTGGAAGTACAAACAAGCTTTTTAAAACACTATTTTATACACAACTATACAAGACTATTAAAACATAATTATAATCGCTTAAAACGAACAAAACAATGATTAAACAACTATATGAGTTAACTAGAGTGCAAGAGGAATTAGGAAAATACTTTGAAGATCCTAATTTTGCAGATAAATATGTCGAGCAAAACCATTATGACTTTTTCGAAATACAAGGTGAAAGTATATACTGGGGCTCAAATAAAGAGGAGTCTGAATATTCGGCAGAAATAAAAAATACAATAAGAAAAGAAGAAGTAGTTGCAGTATTAGTTGAGAGTGATTTTGGAGATGACGATTACTGGAATATATTTTATGCAAAAAACGAAATAGAATTTGAAGAAAATAATTAAAAACAAACAAAAATGAATTTAGAAAAATTAAAAAACGAGTTAGGAGAAATTGCATCATCTATTGACTATAATAATAGCAATCATTATCAATTAAATGAGAAACTTTTATCTGAATCTTCAGCCCTAGAATCTTGTAATAAAGAACAAGTCCCCTGCCATAAAGAAGGTTTAATGGTTGAACTAAAAGATGTGATTCAGTATTTAAGAAGATTGTCAGAAAATCAAAGACTAAATGTAGAAAGAACGACAGAATTAGTTAAAGGCGTAGAAGTTGAAATTCCTCTGCCAGTAGAATATCAAACGAGATAGAATCATATAGCATAATTAATCAGCCTCACTTTAATCGGTGAGGTTTTTTATTTAATTATATTTTTCGCGAAAAAAGAAAATAAAGCAAAATAAATTTTGAAATCTCATTAATAGTAATTACCTTTACAAAAAATAAATATTATGAAAAAACTAATAGAACAATTAAACGCATTGAATCTTACACAAAACTCTTATAAATGGTTAGAAGATGAAGATATACCACAAGACATTTATGATGCATTTCTTAAAGATATGAAAGAAGTAGATTCCCAATTAGACATAGACAAACATAGATGGTATGAAACTTCAGTATCTGTTTATCAAATTGGAGATAAGTTTTTAGGTGTTGAGAGTGTTACAGATTTATTTTCAGAACAAATGGATTATAGTGATTGTAGACACACTTTAAACTTTTTTGAAATGGAGGAGTATTCAACAGTTTCATATCGAGTTAAGAAATAATTATATTATGAAAAAGATAATTGGATATTATATAATAGTCACCCTAATTTGGTTTCTTGCTTTAAGTTTTGATAACACACCTTCTTTTATGCTCTTGTACATATGCTTAATATTTTCTATGGGAACTTTAATACTTTTTAAATTACTTTTATGGCTACTGGATTAGGAAGCATTGACGGAGTAGATCACATAAACATTTACTCCAAAGGTAAAACAGAAATAGGTAGATGGCTTAGTAATTTTAGTTTGTCTCCAATTCAAACAGAGCATGGTTGGTTTAATTCCATAGAAGGTTATTGGTATTGGCACGCAACTTTGAATGATAAACTACGAGAGTTACATGGATTTTCGGCAAAAAAACTTGGAAAAGAGTCTGAAAAAATATTAGAATTATCTCCAGAAGTATTTCAAAATAAGATAAAATCAGCTATAGACTTAAAATTAAAGATAAGACCAAGAGATATTGCAAACATTAATTTACCATTAGCTCATTATTATGAATATGGAAGTGGTAATTCCGCGAAAAGAGTTGAAAAACAAGAATATAATTGGATAACAGAACATATAGAACTAAGAGTAAAGCAGTTAAAAGAATATTATGACAAGAGATGATACTAAGGATATTAAAATAGGGTCAAAAGTCTACATATGGGGGAATAAAGAAAAACCGCAAAAAGTAATTTGGAGAGGTTTAGGTACTTTAGGAACAGGTAGTCCTAGAGACATTAGATTTGAAACAGGAATGTATTTTTCTTTAAATGATCCCTCACAAATAGAATTTGCACCAGATGATGTTGAAACAGAACAATTGGATAAAAGTTTAATAGTAGTGATAATCCAAAACGGTAACAGTAAAACAGATTTTTTTGAGGTGAAGGTTCCTTCTAGCAATAACTTTAACGAGAGAAGTTTTTATTTTATTTCTAATGGAATTAGTGCAGACCCAAATGGGCACTTAGTTACATATAATGAGCAATTTATAAATTCCGCAAAAAACAAATAAAAAGAATATTATGCAGAAAAATAATTATTATTTAGGAAAAATAAGATATAGAACTAATGTAAAGTGGAATGAGATAGATAAACTAATAGAAGCCAATGATATACAAGAAGCCGAAAAGAAATTACATAGTTGGGGATTAGAAAATGTAGGTACAAAAGATTTTTTAATAATAGTAACAGAAACTTTATGAGTGAATTCAAGAATTACAGGAGAAGTCAGATTGCAGAAATTAGAGAAGTGACACAAGAAGATATAAATCAGTATGCTTCAAAAAATTACATAAATATATTTGGATGGCAATATGTAGTTTCTATTTCAAATGCTGATGAGAAAAATGGAAGTCCCAAGATAGGAGATATGATTGGAAGAAACCCTAAAAATCATAATGATCAGTGGTTAATAGCAGAACAATATTTTAAAGATAATTTTGAGGAAATAGAATGAAAAACATAAAAGAGATATCTGTAGATTTATATTACATTCCAGCAGGTATAACAGTTTTTATAGTAGGACTTATTACAATTATATATTTACTTTTAAAACATGGACTTATTGGAATACTAGATACTAGCAGTGAAGAATTTTGGGAAGGTTTATTTAAATATGTAGATCCTTATATGGAATATTACAACTTAGCAATTTGGCTAATTATAATCTATAACATGTTATTTTAAAATCGCGCAAAAAAACTTAAAAAACAGAAAAATGATAGAAAAGAAACAAGCAAAAAATGGACATTACTATTTTGTAGTAAAAGCTTATAACGGTCAAATAATAGTTTCAAGTGAACTTTATGCATCTGAAGCAGCAAGAGATAATGGAATAGCTTCTTTAAAGAGAATTGTAGAAGGAGAAATGTTTTCAGAAAATTAAAAACAAAAGATAACAATATGAATTATTACTTAGATACAGAATTCCTAGAGGGAAAACAAAAAGAAAATTTCCCAATAAATTTATTTAGAAAATACACACCTAATACAATTGATTTAATTTCAATTGGGATTGTAGCAGAGGATGGGCGCGAATATTATACAATTTCAAAAGATTTCAACATAAAAGAAGCATGGAATAGATTTCAATTAGAACAACAATCAGGAGATATGAGAAATCAATTTCCAGAAGGTAAAAAAGTTTATTGGATTCGTGAAAATGTACTGAGACCAATTTATAGTGAATTAAACACAAAAGAATGGAATACATATCAAAAAGCTAAAAGTTTAGGTATAAATACTAAAACACCAGTTTTTAAGTTTACATATAAAGAATTTAAAAGATTAATTAAAAAGTACGGGAAAACTAATAAACAAATAAAAACAGAGATTTCACAGTTTACTTTAGACCCTAATGAAGAGCTATATAATGAGTGGTTAGGCACCAGCGATGAGTATTTTGAAATCTTATTAAATGAAGAGGGCACTAAGGCAGAGTTTTATGCATACTATGCAGATTACGATTGGGTTGTCTTCTGTTGGTTATTTGGAAATATGATGAACCTCCCAAAAAGCTTTCCAATGTATTGTAATGATTTAAAACAACTATTAGATGAAGAATATAGGCTTGTAGGGAATTATAAATTAGGTTTAAAAGCACATCCAAATTTTCCAAAACAAAAAAATGAACACAATGCTTTATCAGATGCTAGGTGGAATAAGAGTCTACATGATTTTCTAATACATACTTCTGCTAAAATTAATGAGAACAATTAAAAATAAATAAAATGGATAAACAAATATATAGATTAAGTGAAGTAGAAGACACAGGAGAGTTTGAATTTTTTGTGTGTGGTACTAATGATGTAGAACCTTATATACCTCTCAAAACAATAGGAGCTGTATTTTTAAAAGATGGTGATCAAGTAAACTTTGATTTTGACGAACAAGATATAGACAGTTTAATAAAATATCTGTCCGATGCAAAAGAGTACATTGAAAAGTATAATTTAGAGTCTAGAAGTAAATTCGCGGAAAAAGAATGAAAGAAAAGATAATAGCTTTACTAAAAGAATACAAAGCAAAAGATATTGAAGAGGATGAAGACTCTATAGGATTTACAATAAAACAAATAACAGCAGGAATTCAAATAGAAGAAAATGAATGTCAGTATTGGATAAAAGAAGTACAAGGAGTTGATCTTCCAGATTCGTATTATTTAAATATGGTAAA